CATGGTGGACCCAATACGGACGTTATGTGCAAGGTGCGTAAAAGATTATAAAACTGCAGGGTTTTCGGTAGACCCGTCTTTGCACAGCATGATAAAAGAGCCTTGTGATATATGTGGTCGACCGGGGTTTGAATATGTTGTGGGTAGGACACACCAAAGGAAAGGGAAAAGCCAGGATGGGCAAAGTTGATTTTTGGTTGACCCCGGAGGGACTTATTCTTCTTCGCGCAAAAAGCAGGGATAGTCTTACAAAAAACGAGCTTGCGAAAAAGCTGGGGATTGCACCTAAAACTTTGAGCTTGTGGGAAAGTAAGTATCCTGAGATTGAAGAAGCACTAAGGCAGGGCAGAGAAATAACCGATGTACGGGTGGAAAATGCTATTTTGAAAAAGGCCTTGGGCTTTGAAACAACCGAGATTAAAAAAGTGGTAAAGGCAGATGGTGCGGAAGAAATTACCACCATTCAAAAATGCGTACCGCCCGATGTTTCCGCAGCTTCTGTGTGGCTTAAGAATAGATGCCCCGAGCGTTGGAGGGATAAGCCGCAAGAAGAGGACAGCCTGTCAAAGGTTGATAAGATACTGGAGGAGATAAATGCTCAGGCTAACAGATAAGCAAAAAGAGTTCTGGCAGCAAGCGAACCATCGTTGGAATATCAAGGAAGGTGCAACAAGAAGTGGAAAAACCTATCTTGATTATTTCCTCATTCCCAGAAGAATTCGAGCTTGTACAGGATCGGGACTGATTGTACTTTTAGGAAACACAAAAGGAACACTGGAACGTAATATTCTGGAGCCTATGCGTTCTATCTGGGGCGAAGAACTTGTGGGCGGAATCGGAAGTGATAACACCGTTATGCTTTTCGGGAAAAGATGCCACGCACTTGGTGCTGATAAAGTAACTCAGGTTTCAAAACTTCAGGGTGCGGGGATTGAGTATTGCTACGGCGATGAAATTACTACGTGGAATGAAGATGTTTTTTCTATGTTAAAATCCCGTCTTGATAAGCCGAATTCGGTTTTTGACGGCACGTGCAACCCAGATGGTCCGAATCATTGGCTATTAAAGTTTTTAAATAGTGATGCAGATATTTTCCGCCAACATTATACCATTTATGATAACCCTAATTTGTCACCGCAGTTTGTGAAAAATCTAGAGTGTGAGTATCGTGGTACAGTGTATTACGAACGGTTTATTCTGGGGAAATGGGCGCTTGCTGAAGGTCTTATCTATCCGATGTTCAAAAAGGATGAGCATGTAACAGAAGATATGCCAAAGAGTGGAAAATATTATGTTTCTGTGGACTACGGCACATTGAATCCATGCAGTATGGGCCTTTGGTGCGTCAGCGGAAAAAAAGCATACAGGATAAAGGAATTTTACTACAGCGGCAGAGAAAAAAACAGGCTTTTTACAGATGAAGAATATTATAACGAACTTGAAAAACTGACCCAAAACCTACCCATACAATATATCGTGGTTGACCCGTCTGCTGCAAGCTTTATTGAAACAGTACGCCGTCATGGCAGATTCACTGTGAAAAAGGCAAAGAACGATGTTCTGGATGGCATACGCTATACGGCAGGCCTTATATCGGCTGGAAAGATTTTGGTGTCAACCCAGTGCGAAAACACGCTCAGGGAATTTGAAGAATACAGCTGGGACACAGATCAGCCAGAGGACAGACCAATAAAACAAAATGACCATGCAATGGATGATATCAGATATTTTTGTTATACGGTTTTAAGGAAGCTGTGGTAGACACATATTCAAACTTCCGAAATATGAATTAAAAATCAGAGATTGGAGACGACTATGAACTTTTTTAAAAAGGCGACATTTACATTGAAAAACTCTCTTTACCAAGAGGGAATCAAGGTAAAAACGTCGGAACAAATGTCTGCGGCAATAAGCCAGTGGGAAAGTCTTTACAGGGATAACTCCAAGCTTTCCCTGGCATCCGCCATTGCGGCAGAAACTGCAAGGCTTGCTACTTTGGAGATTAAGTCAAAGGTGTCAGGGTCTTGCCGTGCAGATTTTCTTGATAAGCAGTATCAAAACCTGCTTGATGACATACGAAACATCACAGAACTTGCCTGTGCCACAGGCGGCGTGGTGCTGAAACCATACGTTTCAAACGGTGAGATTAAAGTGGCTACCATTAAGGCAGAAAATTTTATACCTACCGAGTTTAACGAATCGGGAGATATTATTGGAGCGGCTTTTTTGGAACGATATTTCTCCGAAAAAAAGGTATATACCCGAGTTGAGCAGCACTCTATGAAAAATGGCGAGTACACAATTAGCAGTACAGCATATGTAGGCGAAGATGAAAAGGAGCTTGGAAAAAGCATCTCTCTTAGTGATACCATCTGGAAAGATATCACACCGCACGTAGCAATGAGCGGAATTAAAAAACCTCTATTCTCCTATTTCAAGATGCCTATGGCAAACTGTATTGATTCATCATCGCCACTTGGCATTTCGGTGTTTGCAAGGGCAACAGGTCTTATTGCCGATTGTGAAGAGCAGTATAGACGTTTATTGTGGGAATTTGAAAGCGGTGAACGTGCACTTTATGTTGACCAGTCAGCAATGCGATGTGATAGTACGGGAAATTGTGAAATACCAAGCAAACGTTTATACAGGCTACTAAACAGCGGTGATGATACTCTATTTGCCGATTGGTCGCCAACACTTCGCGATGAGTCTATTTTAAATGGTCTTAATGAGATTTTAAGACGTATTGAATTCAACTCAGCGCTTGCTTACGGTACACTTTCCGATGTTATGAACGTGGACAGAACAGCAGAAGAAATCAAGGTGTCAAAACAACGCAGTTATGCGCATATCAGTGAAATTCAGAAATCTTTGAGGACAGCCCTTGTTGAACTTTTATCTGCGATGAATGCACTTTGCGACCTTTATGGTCTTGAAAAGGACGGAGAGTACAATGTTTCTTTCAGCTTCGATGACGGAATAGTGGCAGAAAAGCGAGAAGAATTTGATGAAAGACTTAAGCTCTTAGAGTGTGGCGTTATTGAACCGTGGGAAATCAGAGTATGGTACCTGGGCGAAGATGAAAATACTGCAAAGGAAAAACTTTTAGGGAAAACAGTACCGAAAAATGGAGAAGAAGTATGAAAAAAGAAGAAATAATGGGCCTTATCCCTACACTATCCGAGGAAGATGCCGAAGCACTTTCTGACATCTGGGAAGAAGAACTTCTAAAGGAAAAGGAAAGTTTTGATGCGGAAAAAATCAGGGAAGAAGCAAGGCAAGAGGCACTTTTTGAAGCACAGCAGGCGTATCTTGAAAAGGAAAGAGATACTGCTTTAGAAGTGGCATTAGAAAAGGCAAACTCAAAAAGCACAAAGGCACTTAGGGCACTTATCGATATGGAAAAGGTGGGTTTTGAAGACGGACAAATTACTGGCCTTTCCCAACAGATTGATATGTTAAAAGCGGAGTGTGGATTTTTGTTTTTTGAGGATGATGAAAAACCAAAATTTACAAAAGGTCCGGCACCGTTTGAAAACAAGATAGACATATCAAGTCTATCCTATAAGGAACGCCTTAAGCTATATTGCGAAATGCCGGATGTGTACCAGAGATTGGTAAAATAATTATTTAAGAAAGAGGTTTTATTTATGGCAATGACAGGTATTCAGGATTTAGTTAATCCTAAAGTTATGGCAGATATGATTTCTGCAAAGATTGAGAAGAAGATCGTAGTAGCACCTTTCGCCAAGGTGGATGACACGCTGGTTGGTGTCGCTGGTGACACAATTGTTGTTCCGCAGTACAGCTACATCGGTGATGCATCAGACGTTGCAGAAGGTGATGAGGTTGAAACAACAACACTAGTTACAACTACAACAGAAGCTACAATCAAAAAGGCTATGAAGGCGGTTGAACTTTCAGACGAAGCAGTGCTTTCAGGTTATGGTAATCCAATCGGCGAAACAAACAATCAGCTTGCAGCAGCGATTGCGGCAAAGGTTGATAATGACGCGATGGAAGCACTTCAGACTGCAACTACTGTTTTTGAAACAACTGAAGCAATTTCTTATGACGGAATTATTGATGCGCTTGATAAGTTTGGCGAAGAAACAAACTGCCAGAAGGTGATTTTCGTTCACCCATCTCAGCTTACTCAGCTTCGTCATGATGAAGACTTTATTTCATCAGAAAAATATACAGGCGATGTAATCCTATCAGGCGAAATTGGTATGATTGCAAATACACGTATTGTTCCATCAAAGAAAGTACCGTTGGTAAATGATAAGTATATGTGCCCAATCGTAAAGATTGAAAATGACAGAGATACAGAAGACGAAACTCCTGCTCTTACAATTTACCTAAAAAGGGACACAAATGTTGAAATGGAAAGACACACACTAAGACGTGTTACAGATATTTCTGTGGATAAGTTCTACACAGTTGTGCTTTCAAATGCGGGCAAGGTGGTTCTTGCAAAATTTGCAAAGGATAAAGGTTGATATCAATGATAGCAGATTTAGCTTTTTACAATGAAAACTATGGCGGGGACAGTAAAATCCCCGCCTCTTTATTTCCGCTGTTTGAACGACGTGCTGAAAATGAGCTTATGTTTATTACAGACGGAAAAATCAAAGGAAAAGAAGACGAATGCATTAAGGTTTGCATTTGCGAAATGGCAGAGTTTTTGTATAAGTGCCTTGAAAAAAGTGGAATAAAATCAGAGAACAACGACGGTTATTCTGTTACATATGAGCAAGGGGATATAAAACGAGAACTCCTGAAAATCGCACAGGTAAATCTTATGGGAACGGAACTTTTGTTTAGGGGTGTTGACGGCGTATGACAAATAAGGTTGTAACGATCTGGCATTTTGGCGATGATGCTATTCCTGTTCGAAAAGTTTACAAAAATGTACTTTTGGATTCTGTGAAAAGAATTGAAAAGAATGGAATCAAGCAAAAAGGTTTCTTTGACGGAACAACTGCCACAGTGAGAATTTTTGTGACAGAAAACATTGATGTTCTGCCGGGCGACTACCTATTTATCGGAGAAAGTCTTGATGCAGTTCCTGAGAATGAAAATTGCATTAAAATTATAGAAGTAAAAGATAACAGACGCGGCGGTCAGAAGCATTGGCGTATTGTGTGTGGAGGGTAACAAATGATTATAGATAGTGTAAGAGAATATATGCTGTCCTGCCCGAAACTTTCCGGAAGAAAAGTCAATGTAAACTGTCTTGGCACAAAACTGCAGAGTTTCTCTATTGATAACGTTGTAGCAGATAATGTTATTAAAAAGTATTGTGACGGCGGAACATTGAAACAGGCAGTATTCACCCTGGCGGTTCGTGACCGTTATGATGAAATACTTGGTGAAAATCTCTATGTAATGACGCTTTTAGAAGAGATAGAGGATTGGATATATAAGCAGAACATTATTAAAAACTTGCCGGATTTAGGTAGCAGCGATATGATTGCAAGAAGCATAGAAGTAACAAAGAGCGGATATCTTCATGATACATCTATGTCAAGCGGCAGATGGCAGCTGGAGTTTCGAATAGTGTACAAGCAAGATGCTTAAATAGGGACACATAACAAATTAGAAAGGTGATAAAGGTATGATTAAAAGAAGTGAAAAACTAGCTTTTATGGAAGTTGATGACGGAGGAAGTAAGGTCTACAAGAGAATGACCGGCTTTACAGAATTTTCTCTATCTAAAAATCCTAAGGAATACTCAAGAAAGTACATTGATGAGGATATGGAAAGAAGTGAAGTGGTGGGTTATTCTCCTGCCATTTCATATAAATTCGACACAGATCCTGACAACAGTGTTCATCAGTTTTTGACTAAAGTTGCAGATTATGAACTTTTAGGAGAAAACGCGGAGTGCAACATAATTGTGGCGGACTTATCTACTGTTGATGCACAGGGAAGTGCAAAAGCGATTATGAGAAAGTTCTCTATCATTCCGCAGAACGAAGGTGACGACAAGGATACCTATACAGTAAGCGGAAGCTTTAAAGCAGCAGGAGCAAAAACCTTTGGTACTGTAACATCTGCTGACCAGTGGCAGACAGTTACATTTAAAGCAGAGTAGGGACATATAAATATAGGAGGAAAGGTATGAATATTTTAACAGATGCACTGCCGGATTTTGTTTCGGTTAACGGAGTAAAATATAGCGTGCTTACCGATTTTCGAATCTGGTTGGAATTTGGCAGAATAATGCACCATAGTGACATCAGTGCAAAGGATAAAACCATGATGATTTTAAGCCTTTGCATAGATGGAGAGAAAAACAGGGTTCTGCCACAAGACGTGCAGGATGTGATGGATGCACTATGTGGCTTTTATCTCTGCGGGAATAAGAAAAAAGACGGAGAAGCCGGAAAAACAGAACGTGGAATTGATTTCACCTGCGATAGTATCTACATATATTCTGCCTTTTTGACGCAATACGGGATTGATCTTTTGTCGATCCCGTATATGCACTGGTATGCGTTTTATGCACTATTTGAGGGACTTGAAGATTCAAGAAAAATCGTTAAAATAATGAAATTCAGACTGTCAAGACCAGAGAATGAGCAAAACGCAGAAAAAAGAAAATACTTAAAAAGGATGAAAGAAATCTACGCACTTCCTGATTTAAGAAGTAAAAGAGAGCGGGAAGAAGATATTGCAGATATTCTTTTTAAGGTTTTTTAAGTAAGAAAGGAAGAGCATAAGTTGAATGAGAATGAACTGAAAATAATCGGCGAAGAGGTAGGCAGATACTTGGGCGAAGGTATTGCCGGAGGGCTTTCGGACAGTTCGAAAATTGCAACAAAGGCTTTTAACGGATTTTACGAAAGGCTTAAGTATCAGCGTGACTTCGACCTGATCAGCGAAGAAGAATATTATGAGAGACTTGAGCAACTGAGGGATAGATATTTTGCAAAAGGGACAGATAATTGGGTTAAGTATACCAAACAGATTTATGCTTATCAGGAAAAAATAATTAATGAAGAGAAAAAGCAGATTGAAGGGCTTTATGATGATATAAGCGACTATGCAACAAAAAAGCTGGAAGGGATTTTGAAAAAGCAACAGAATCTTGCGGAAAATCTTAATAGCTTCGGCTCTTTATATAATGTCAATACAGTATATATGGATGGGTATACTGACCAGTATTACTCTCTGCACGATTTGTCATGGGACATCGAGGCACTAAAGCGTTACCAGAAGAATATGACCAGTCTTAAGGAAAGGTCAGACAGGCTGGGGATTCCAAAGGAAGCAAGTGAATATCTGTTTTCTAATATCAAGGAGATGGATACAGGAGATGCTCTTCAGTTTATGAACGCACTTTTATATGAGAATGATGATAAGTTTTCAGAATACACAAAAAGTGCCTATGAAAAGTACATCTTGGCAAAGAGTATATCGTCCAAGCAATATGAAGACGAATTTGCAAGCGGGATATCGAATGCTTACGATAACATGAAGGAGATGCTTGAAAAGGCAGGGTACGAAATACCTGACGGATTTTATGTAAGCGGAAGCGTTTCGGCACAAAAATTTGGTGAGGCATTTGTTCTGGAACTGGAGAATCAGCTTGGAACAATCCGCAACATGATTGATGAATTTAATATGGGGATTGAGATTGCACCACAAATTGGCGGAAATGTTTACAACACGACAAACACCTCTTATAACATAAGTTCGCAAGGTGCCGGGGATACAGTAGAGCAGATCAGACGATATGAAACTGTGAAAAGGCTTGCGGGAGTTAATTAGGAGGTGCTTTAGTGTTTAAAATACGATTTTATAATGAAACCGGAAGTATAGATTTCGGTGGCGGAAAGTCCGGGTCCTGTTGGAAGGTGACGTCAGCAGACGGGCTCGCTTTTTGCGGACGTAATTTTACCTGCGCGAAATATGCAGGGCAGGACGGACAAAAAACAACGAATGTCACTGTAAATGCCAGGGTGATTACCTTAAGCGGTGACATTTTATGTGGTGAAAATTTTGCTGAAGAATTTAAATCAGCCATGACGGTTTTGGAAAAAGAGGGAACGATAGAAATACA